ATAAATACTGCTGCAAAGGACAAGAAAAGCACGGCCCAATACTTATCACCGCAGAGGTTTGTGCCGATTGTTCCAATAGTAACCATCAAGGCCACAAACTGGATATCTGAGAGCATTTTCCATGCTCTTTGTGTCATGTCATTAATAGCGTTAATCAATTTCCCACCCCCAACCTATTACATTACTTTTACCGCCGAAAATAAACGGCCATCATAAAAAACAAAAGAGCAACACTCCTGTAAGGGAGGCTGCTCTTTATTATTTATTTGCCGCGCGGACAATCCTTATTTGTGCATTTTTTATCCGCTTCTTTTGCCCCGCAGATGAAGCATCTCTTAGATATTGCCATTAATAATTGCCTCCTTCTTGGTCTGATACTTGGACTTTAATGCTAGATAATCCTGTTGAATCCCAGCCGCTAAGTCCGTGTTCCCGTCCATACTGGCCGCTGCCCAGGCGAGTTGTATTTCTTGAAATTGTGGTTGATATTCAGCGTCGAGAGCGGCTAACTGACTCTCGGCAATCTCCTCCGCTGTCGGCTCAGGCGGTGGGGTGTATGTGTGTTTACTATTGATAACTTTGTATTCGCCGGTCAAAGCCTCCCGCCACTCTGCTTCTAATAGTTCTATGTTTGGTGTAGGAATGGTTGATAAGTCCCATTCTTCACCGACTTGGAGTGTACCAGGTTCAGCAATACTGATTTTCCCGTTATCCTGTTTGGTTTCAACCATCTCGATATTGTAGACAGGCTTTCTCTTACAGTGGATTTCCGGTGTATAAAAGCCTATATAGTTGCCGTTATCGTCGTAATGTCCGTAGTACATAGTTTTGCCCTCCTAATAACCTATAGCTAAATAATGTTGTTGAAAAGTGCCACAAGACGATACTCTCGTAAGTTGTCCATCAAATTTAGTGTTCGTAATATTCTTCATCAAACACGTTGCCGTGTATGGCTCAACTTCATTAAAATCGGAATCACAGTTATGAACCGTTGAAAACCAGCGCAATATCTTATTAAAAGCTACAGGAAAATTTATATTAGCTCGGGTAACGGTTTTTATCCCATAGTTAGAGTTGCTAACCCCTAAGCCCCACTGTATAACCAATCCATTTGGCAGTTTCGTCCAGCCGGTTTCGGCAAGTGATTGAGTGAAATCGCCCAGCGTTGTAATTCGATTCCCATTAATAAAACTACCACCTTCTTTACATACGTAGTTTAGACCGCTTGTATCATTGTCAGCTAGATCAATGATTGGAGGGATATATAACTTACCATATGTGTAGTTGGGATTTACTATAAGATAACTGGGATATACGGGCTTAAAATAAATTCTTCGAGTATCGCCTGTGTCCAATACTTTAATTTCTAGTTTCTCTATTTTATTCCAAGAATAGGTATCGTATTTTAAAATTGGCACAGTTCCACTGTTAGACCCAATAAAGCTACCACGCACATTAATTGGATCATGCGCCGCGTCATGGTGATAATGAAAGTCCAAGAAGGTTCTGCCTGTACCCCCTAAAACAAGATTCCACTTACCAGCTGTAAGAGGGACAGATATATTAGCACCTGCAAAATCCGCAGCATATTTACCGCCTACTGTTTTAGCATTAATTTTAGCGTCATGGGCGTTTGGGTCACCATTATGCTCATCTAAATCTTCCAAGGTCGCGATCATGGTGTGCTTATCAATCACTGCTGTAACATTTTGAGCATTGCCGACAACAGTAATCAAATCTAAAACCTGCTCTACCACAGACACACCGCCACCTGCTGGCAAAAAATCTGCCATCTCATCAGCATAAGCGACGCTATATAATATCTCACCTAACTGCGGGTCCTTGGCGTATACGCCTATCTCACGAACAAAAAAACCTTGTTCTAATCCTTGGTTTGTCAATACGACCCTTACCCTGGATGTGCCGTCGCCAATTACGTCCATGAACTGGATACCTAGCGTCAGCATTGGTTTAATGAGACCGGTCAAATCTTCAAGCGATTGCCCTTCGGCTAGTTTGCCATCACCGAGTTTAACGTTGGTAAATTCAAGTTTCGTGCCGATCTGGGCTTTTGATTGTAACTGTAAACCCTGTTTTGTTAGTACTGTTCCAGAAAATTGAGCCATTTATATACCTCCTTGTGGTCTTATGGTCAGTTTTTGACCACGGCAAATAACAAAACCAGCAGTTATTCGACTGCTGGCAATACTAATGTTTGGCTGGCGTGGCAACAACCTTGTTTTTGTGCCGGTTGCCACTAAGGCTCCGCAATGTAAAGCCGTTGGGGCGACTTGCAAAGTAAACCGGTTAGGTCCGATAATAAGTTTTGTAGCTTGGTGCAATACATTGCCGATCGTCAGCGTCGTATCAATGCGTGGCTGGTATTTTAGCACTGGTTTAATCAGTATCTTAGTACCGATAACCGGGATAGTTCCGATAGACAGACTCCCCTTGTATTCCTTGTAGATCGTAACTTTTTCTAGCCACGATCTAGTGTTTTTAACAGCACTAACCAACCGCATAAGATGCTCATACGTCCTGCCATCATTAATTACATCGTTGCACTCAACTTTAAACCAGTACGGCTCACCGACGTACTCAAACCATTCAAGAACTTTTGCATCGCCTAATACTGCTGTAACTACTTCCTGCACAACTCCGGGAGTGCCTTTGTGCCGATGCCAGTCGATAGATTGCCGAATTAAGACTCTTTTAGTATCAATGTCCATCCCTACAGGCTCGTAATAATCTACATGCCATTGCCAAGCCAGTAAATCAATGACAGCCTCGGGCAATTCGTCAAGCCGAGCAATAAGCAGCGTCGCGGGAATGGCCGCTGTCACTGCTTTTAGCTCGTTGTCGATGGCGGCAGCCGCCGCTTGAACTTGAGGATCACCGCGAATACTGTCTGGCACTAGACCGATCAAATTAATCTGAGTAATATCAGCCATCGTTAAGACCTCCGAAATTGGCAGTTACAGTGCCAGCGATGGCCACCTGGTAGGTGTGCAGTTCGACATAGATCGGCGCTGTAACTTCTACTCGGCTAGCCCCGGCTGCCCGCACTCGCCAGATTAACTCTGATGGATTGATGTCCCGGCCTAGCCTTGATTTCTGCCATGCTATATAACTATCAACTGCTTTGATGACCGCTTGCTGAATGGATAAGCTCGTGGTAGCATCAGCGCGGCTAATATAATAGGTAAGGTTTAAGTCATAAGAAACAACCTCCGGCACCAATACCATCACCTTATCGGTCAGGGGTCGGATTTTTTTATCATTGCAGATAAGGTTGACCTCTTCAAGAATTTCTACCCCAGGCAGCTCACCACCAGCCATTAGCGGCCTAAGCTCCACTTCCCCAGGAGTTGGGGAATATACAGCAACGTCAATAATAGCCTGCGATGCCGACTTAGCCCAAAACTCATAAGCGCCATCAGGGCCGGCTGTGCTGAAACTCTCCGGCGCCCGTTGAATACGCTCGCGCAGATTGTCGTCTGTTTCAATGTCAGCGCCCCCTTCGCTCGTCGTTGTATTTGCTATCGACTTCACCCAGGGAAGTGGATCAACTATTTTGTTGATTTCTCCAGGCTCGTAATCATTACCAACACTGCTGACCGTCTCACACACTGCCGGCGCATCAGCGTATAAGCTGCCAACAGGGATTTCGGTTGCCGTCGATACTGCAAATACAACTCCGTCGGTTGTGGTCGCTCGAATGCCTGCGGGAATCGTTACGACATCGGACTGTGTGGCCGACAGCGTAAAGCGCAATGTGGTCAACGCCGCAGCAGCCGGCAATCGCGTAACTCCGACCAAGACGCCGATATGATCCAGGTAGTTACCTTCCGCATAGGCCAAGAGGTTTTGTTTGGCACTGTAGTCGATCAGAACGCGCTGCTGAATGATGATGGCGGCTATCGCCTCTAAAAACAGCCTGACCGGATCACCCTTGGCGAGTGTCCGGCCAGCTATGGCTTGGTACATGGTTATGATGGACGCCTCGATCGCGACCGCATCCTTGTCGACAAAATCTATCTTTGGTAGATTGTTAAGCATTTCTTATTTTCACCCGCACTTTCGGAACAAGTTTGCCGTCCAGGCCGTCGCCGGTATAAGTCACTCTGGTGACTTGGACGCGTGGCTCATCCTTATGGATTGCGGCTATAATTTCAGCGGTCAGTTTTGCCTTGGCGGCTGGGGTAGGAGAATCCAACATATCAGTATTGATGCCAAGTTGCCGGTCGAGCGGCACACTGCCTAGAGCAGTTACTAGAATTGTCTGGACGTTCTGGTATATCTCAGTCAGGCCGGTCGCGCCAAAGTCAATTCCGTCCAGTTTGGCCGTAATATCAAGTTCCATGGTATTCCTCCACATATTCCATTAGGCTAAGATTTACGGACGCTACAAGCAGATTGCCTCTGCCGTCAAACTTCTGCCAGTCCTCATCTAGCTTTTGCAGCACAACAAGATTGTCGGTTACCGGCTCGTTCCCAATAATTAAGGTACAGGCAATTCCTTCATCCCTGATTTGCCGCAGTTTAGTTAATTCGTCTTTTGGTGAAACGCCTAAGCCAACGTTGAGTAATATGGAAAAACTTATCTCCTCAAGACCGGGGCCAATGTATTCTAATTTAGCCTTTTGTCCTAAAACCTCATGAGTCGCCCATCTACCAGCACTAGTCCGCTTAAAATCGTCGAAAGTGAGAATTCTCATCTCCGACCCTTTCATGCCGT